TTGACACGGGAACGAATATGCTTTCTGAATTGCAACTTCTGATTGCAAAGGAAGCCGACCTGCAAAGCAAGATTGCAAAGATAGAGAACGGCGACCCGGACGCGCTGTATATTGACCGCGTTGTTGAAATGCGTGCGCCAAAGAGTACGGAGCGTTTGGAGCAACAGCAAGAGAAACTGGAAACCCTGCGCCGTAAGCGTGATGACCTGACGTGGGAGATTGACAGCGGCCCGGATGGTAAGCCGCCGTCAAAGGCAAAGCAAAAGCAACTGGACGCATTACAACGCGAAATAGCCGCGCTGGAAGATACCACGGCAGACCGTCAAATGGAGTTGGAGAAATCCAGTTACAAAGTCAATATGCAAACAGTCATCAAGGCAAGCGCGTTTGATCGCGCTATGAAACTGGAAGCCGAACTGAACAAGATACACGGGCGCATCATCAAGTTACTTGATTCTATCAAGGGTTATGAGATGGAAAGCCGCCGCCTGCGCCTTGAAGAGCGCAAATATAATCTTGCGAAGCAAAAACTATCAGGAGCGTTCGACGTTGACCCTGAAACGGGCGAAATCATCGACGAAGTGGACGACCCGTGCGGCGACCCGGAAATTTGAAATAGGTTCTTTCGGCGGAGCCTACGGCCTGCGGGTCCGCGACGCCCGGCGTTTTTTTAGCCACGAAATTTTTTTGAACGCTTCCGGGCCGTGCCGATTTTTTCAGTATGGGGGTGTTTTTTCGAGAAATAAGGGCTTGGGAGGGGTGAAAAACCGTGAAACTTTACGACGTGCGGGCGATTGCCCGGTTTCTGGACGTGTCAGAACGGCGTGTCCGGCAGTTGCGCGACGAAAAAGTGATAGCGGAGGTTCGCCCCGGCCTGTATGACCTGATCGACACGAACCACCGCTATATTAACTACCTCCGAAAGCGAAACCCGGAGGGCGACGAAACCATAGATTACAACACGGAGCGGGCGAAGCTGGTTCGGGCGAAGCGCAAAAACGAAGAGTACGAATTGCAGTTGAAAGAAAATCAGCTTCACGCGGCGGAGGACATCGAAGCCGTTATGACTGATATGCTGGTAAACTTCAAATCCCGGCTTATGGCGATTCCCTCGAAGCTGGCCCCGGTCCTTTGTAAAAAGACGGACAAGGCGGAAATTTTCGCCCTGCTGAAAGACCACATCGACGAAGCGTTGATGGAACTTTCGGACTTCAAAGCAACATTCGGGGAAAGGGTGAAAGAAGATGAAAAAAGCGACGGTTGACCTGTTCACCCGCATTTTCTCCGTTCTGGCCCCGCCCCCCAACATGACCGTTTCACAATGGGCGGATAAATACCGCCGCTTGTCCTCCGAATCATCGGCAGAGCCGGGGCGATGGCGAACGTCAAAGGCTCCGTATCAACGCGAAATCATGGACGCAGTTTGCGACATGAGGGTTCAGAAAGTCGTTATCATGTCCGCGGCACAGATCGGTAAAACGGACGCGCTTATATTGAATCCTATCGGCTACTATATGCACTACGACCCGTCACCGATTATGGTTATGCAACCAACTATTCAGATGGCGGAAACATTCAGCAAGGACCGTCTTTCACCTATGTTGCGCGATACCCCGGTTCTGCGCGACAAGGTGAACGACAAAAGCCGGAACAGCGGCAACACCATTTTGCAAAAAATCTTTCCGGGCGGTCATGTAACGATGGTAGGCGCAAATTCGCCGTCGTCCCTTGCGTCACGCCCTATCCGCATTCTGCTTGCGGACGAAATCGACCGATACCCGGCGACGGCGGGCAACGAGGGCGACCCTCTGTTACTTGCCGGAAAGCGTCTTGCGACGTTTTGGAATAAAAAAGAAGTCTGCGTTTCGACCCCTACCAACAAGGAAACGTCCCGCATCGCTGTTGAATTTGAACACAGCACGCAAGAAGAATGGAACGTACCTTGTCCGGCCTGCGGAGCATTCACGCCCCTACTGTGGGCGAACATCGTATTTGACCGGGACAAGCTGGACGAAATCGGCTGTACCTGCCCGGCCTGCGGCGTTGTTTCAAGCGAAACGGAGTGGAAAGAACAGTACATCAACGGAAAATTCGTTGCGGCCCACCCGGAACGAAAGGTTCGGGGCTTCCACCTGAACGCCCTTGCTTCCCTGTTCGTAGATTGGCGGGAAATCGTTGAAAAGTTCCTGACCGCAAACGAAGAGAAGAAAAAAGGCAACATCGAACTTCTGAAAGTCTGGACAAATACCGAAATGGGCGAAACGTGGGAAGAGGACGGCGAACAGATCGAAACGGACGACCTCTACAAGCGCCGCGAAAAGTATAATTGCGAAGTGCCGGAAGAAGTTCTTGTGCTGACGGCGGGCGTTGACGTTCAGGACGACCGTTTTGAAGCGGAAGTCGTCGGCTGGGGCGTGGACAAGGAAAGTTGGGGCATCAAGTATCAAGTCATTTACGGCGATTTGAAGCTAAAGCCCGTATGGGACGAACTGGACCGCTTTCTTTCACAGACGTTCACAACGGCAGACGGAAGACACCTGAAAATCATTTGCGCCTGCGTCGATTCCGGCGGACACTTCACGACGCAGGTTTACCGCTTCTGCAAGGAGCGGACAGCCCGCCGCGTGTTTGCAATCAAGGGCAAGGGCGGCGCGGAAGTCCCGTACTTCAACCGACCGTCAACGGCAAACAACATCAAAACCCCGCTTTTTACCGTGGGCGTTGATACAGGCAAGGCGCTTTTATATCAGCGTTTGGCGGTGCAGGAAGAGGGGCCGAATTACTGCCACTTCCCGCGGGAGAAAGACCGGGGATATACGCAGGAATACTTCAAGGGCCTAACCGCCGAAAAAATGGTTATCAGCTACAAGCGGGGCAAAGCACAATACGTCTGGACCCTGAAAGACGGCGGCTACAAGCGAAACGAGCCGTTGGACATTCGGAACTATGCGACCGTCGCGCTGGAAATCGCAAACCCGATTTTGAAGCCGCCGGAGCATGACACCACCGCACCCGCCCCGCGGCGGCGCGGCAGGCGTTCACGGACGAACGGAGGAATTCTATAAATGGCTACATCACAGAAAGCGCGGCTTGAAATCGCGCGAAAACACCTTGAAGCGTGGCTTGCCGCCGAATTGGAGGTAACAACGCATCAAAGCTATACCATTGGTTCGCGGAGCCTGACGAAAGCCGACCTTTCAGAAATCGGCGAACGCATCAAGTATTGGACGAATGAGGTTTCCCGGCTGGAAAACATCGAAGCCCGCGGCGGAAGAAACCGCGTGTTCCGGGTAGTGCCGCGGGACCTGTGAGAAAGGACGGTGAAGCGGTTTGAACGCATTAGACCGGGTGATTGCCGCCGTGTCCCCGCAAACGGCGGTAAAACGCGCCGCCGCCCGCCGGAAGCTGGATATTCTGGATAGCGGGTATGGAAACTACGGCGCATCACACACGAAGAAATCGCTTGCGGGCTGGCTGTATGGCGGCGGGTCCGCAAAGGAAGATATTCAGGACAATTTATCGACCCTGCGGCAACGTTGCCGCGACCTCTACATGGGCGTTCCGTTGGCGACGGGTGCGCTGAAAACCTGCCGAACAAACGTCATCGGGTCCGGCCTGCGGCTGAAAAGTCAAATCGACTATGAAGCGTTGGAAATGGACGAAGAAGCCGCCCGCGACCTTGAACGCAAAATCGAGCGGGAATTTTCACTGTGGGCCGATTCGACCGCCTGCGACCTTGAACGGCTTGACAACTTCTACGAACTGCAACAACTCGCGTTTCTGAACTGGCTTATGAGCGGTGACGTTATCGCAACATTGCCCGTGACAAAGCGGGCAAATATGCCTTACGACCTGCGAATTTGTCTGATCGAAGCGGACAGGTTGAGCAATCCGAACGGGATTGTTGACCCGCATATCATCGGCGGCGTTGAAACCAACGACGCGGGCGAAGTCGTGGCCTACCATATCAGCAAGCACCACCCTCTTTCGTATGACATGACGGAAACCGGGTGGACGCGCGTTGAAGCGTGGGGCGCAAAGACCGGGCGGCGAAATGTGCTTCACATTATGAACCGGGAGCGCATCGGACAGCGCCGCGGCGTACCGTTTCTTGCCCCGGTCATTGAAGCGCTGAAACAGCTTGGGCGATATACAGACGCGGAACTTGTCGCCGCCGTGGTTTCTGGTATGTTCACGGTGTTTATCGAAAAAGAATCCGCGTCCAGCGACGGCGGGTTCGGTGAAATCATTCCAGAGGACGCACAAGTAGACGCAGGCGACGACAGCACGATTGAACTTGCCCCCGGCGCAATCGTGGATTTGAACGAGGGCGAAAAAGCACACGACATGAACCCCGGCAGACCGAACACGGCTTTTGACGGGTTCGTTGTGGCTATCTGTCGTCAGATCGGCGCGGCCCTTGAAATCCCCTATGAACTGTTGGTAAAGAACTTCAACGCGTCTTACAGCGCGTCCCGCGGGGCGCTTCTGGAAGCATGGAAAATGTTCCGTATGTATCGGACGTGGCTTGCAAATGATTTTTGCCAACCAGTCTATGAAGAATGGTTCGCCGAAGCCGTGGCAAAGGGCCGCATTCCCGCACCCGGCTTTTTCTCTGACCCGCTGATACGCAAGGCGTACACGGGCGCAGAGTGGAACGGCCCGGCGCAGGGCCTTTTGAACCCGGTACAGGAAGTCACCGCGGCGGAAAAGCGCGTGCAGAACGGTTTTTCCACACGCGACCGCGAAGCTATGGAAATGAACGGTTCAGACTTCTACCGAAACGCCGCGCAGTTGAAGCGCGAAGAAAAAATGTTAAGGGAGGTAAAAGAAAATGGAGAAAACGGCAACGCCGCAGGCAAAACCGAAGAATAAACACTTTTGGAACTTCCAACCAGCAAGCGGGGACAATCCCCCGGAACTCATTCTTTACGGCGACATTGCTTCCGAAACATGGTGGGGCGATGAAGTGACCCCGCGGCAGTTCACGGAGGAACTGGACGCGCTGGGCGCTGTGCCTGAAATCGTGGTACGCATCAACAGCGGCGGCGGTGACGTGTTCGCCGCAAATGCCATTTACACCCGCCTGAAAGACAACGCGGCGAAAATCACCGTGAAAATTGACGGATGGGCCGCGTCTGCGGCGACGATTATTGCAATGGCGGGCGACAGCATCGAAATTCCCGGAAACGGCGTTTTCATGGTGCATGACCCGGCGTTGGGGCTGTTGGGCTACTTCAACGAAACGGAACTTGCGAAAATGACCGATGAACTAAAGGTCATCAAGCAGTCTATCGTGAACGCCTATACCCTGAAAACGGGAAAGGACGCGGCGGACGTTGCCGCAATCATGGCGGCTGAAACGTGGTACGACGGCAAACAGGCCGTTGACGCGGGTTTCTGCGACAAACTTATGTTTGAGGACGCGGAAACGACCGTGGAAAATGCGGCGAAAGTCGTTGTGAACAGCGTTTCCCTCGACCTGACGCGCTTTCCGAATATGCCTGTATCGTTGTTAAACCGCATGACGGCCCGCACGCCCGGCGGTTTTTCAAATAAAACCAACCATAAAAATACCGAAAAGGAGCGAAACACAATGGACGGAATCGAAAAAATCACTACGGTTGACGGCCTGAAAGCGGCTTTCCCCGACCTGACGCGTCAGATCGAGGACGCGGCGACAACCGCGGAGCGCAAGCGCATTCAGGACATTGAAGACGTGGCGCTTGCGGGCTATGAGAGCATCGTAAACGACGCGAAGTTCAACAACCCCATTGCGGCGGGTGACGTGGCAAAAGCTATCGTTGCCGCGCAGAAGAAGCAGGGCGGAACTTACATCAAGAACCGCGACGACGACGCGCAGAAGAGCGGTGCGGGCGACGTTGGAGCGGGCGCACATGAGGGCGCAGGCGATGACGGCGGCGACAATGACGTTGACAAGGCCATTGACAAGCTGTTCCCTGCGACGAAGTAAAGGAGGAAACACCATGTACGAAATCCAGAAAGACCAGAGCGTACCCGTGAAGTTTTTCGCCGGAGAATACCCCGTCGTTACGGCGGTCAAGGCTGTTGCCACCGGAAAGAGCGTCAAGCAGTACGAACCCGTCAAGCTGACGGACAACGGCATTGAACCCGTTGTAAAAGTCGCCGCAAGCGAAGCCGTGAGCGGCACAAGCACCCCGGCGAAGTCCGAGTATGAGAACACCACGGCGGGCATTTACGGCATCGCCGCGACCGCCGCACAAGCCGCGGAAGAAGTCGTCGTCTACCTGACGGGCGAATTTTTCGCGGACGCTATCACCTTGCCGGAGGGCGTGACCGCCGATACGCTGGCAAAGGCGTTCCGCAATATCGGAATCTTTTTGAAGTAAAGGAGCGAAGAGAAAATGGCTATCGAAACAACTATTTACACCCCGCGCACGCTGGGTAAGCTGATTACCAGAATGCCCCCCGTGCATACCTTTTTCCGCGATACCCTGTTCAAGAACCGCCGCACCTTCCCCACGAAGAGCGTTGACGTTGACTTCAAGAAAGGAAGCCGCGCCCTCGCACCGTTCGTTCACCCGAAAGTCGGCGGCAAGGTGGTTCCGAACAGCGGCTACCAGACGAAGACTTACACCCCCGTTCTGCTGGCCCCTGACAAAATCACCACCGTTGACGACCTGCTGAACCGTTCTGCGGGTGAAAACCCGTACAGCGGCAGAACCCCCGCGGAGCGTGCCGTTGAGAAGCTGGCGGACGACCTGCGCGAACTGAACGAAATGATCGTGCGCCGCGAAGAGTGGATGGCGGCTACCGCCATTTTCACCGGGCAGATTCCCATTATCGGCGAGGGCCTGAACGAAGTCATCGACTTTGACTTCACCAACAAGGAAACCATCGTCAGCGCCGAAAAGAAGTGGAACGCCGATACTTCCGACCCGCTGGGCGATTTGGAGCGCTGGCGCGAAGCCGTCCAGAAAGAGGGCTTTGTGAACTGCAATATCTGCATCATGGCAAAGGACGTTGCGAACGCCTTTGTGAACAATGCAAAGGTCAAGTCCGTTTTGGACGTTCGCGCCTATGATTTGGCAGTTATCAAGCCCCGCGAACTGCCGAACGGCCTTACTTACATCGGAACTATCCATAAGCTGGGCCTTGACATCTACCAGTACAACGAGTGGTATCTGGACAACTGGACCAACCCCAACGCCCCGACGCAGAAGCCGCTTGTTCCTGACGGCACGCTTGCCCTGCTGTCTACCGAAGCGGAGTATTCCATCTACTACGGCGCAATCACCATGATTCCCGAAGAGGGTAAGACGTTTGTTACCGTGGAGGGCGACCGCGTGCCGCAGACGTGGGTTGAGCGCCGCCCGGACCGCCGCTTCCTGCAAGTCAACAGTAAGCCGCTGACCGTTCCCCATGAGGTCAATAGCTGGTACGTTGCAAAGGTCCTGTAATGAACTTCAAAGCGCAGGTTGAACGGGACCTTACAGCGGTATTCCATAACGCCCGCGAACACGCCGACGTTATGGAATTCTGGATTGACGGGGTGCGCTACAAAGGCCCTGTCGTCATTGATGACGGCGGCGCACAGGACAGGAAAAAGCCGTCTACGGACCATGTAGACGGCTTGGTTCTTGTTGACCTTGTTGTATATGTCCCGCTATCCCTGTTGAAGACAATTCCACAAAAGGGCCTGAATATGGAAATCGGCGACCACATTTACCAAATCACAAAGGTTCACCCGGAAGCCGGGGAAATCGTTCTTTATTTGGAGATGCTGACCGAATGATTACTATTACAGCCGAACAGATCGAGCGGGTCAACCTGATTTTATCGGGTGTTCCCGGCGGCATAGAAAAGGCGCTGTCAAGCACTATCCGCCGGGCGAACAACACTGTTCGTTCTGAAACCCTAAAGGGCATCACGACCGTTTATGCAATCACGCGGCAGAACGTCCGGGCGGAAACGACAATCAAGGTCCGCACACAGTCCAGCGACGGCGGAATTGTCGGAACTGTTCTGTTTGCGGGCCACAAGATACCGCTATACCGCTTCAACGTATCGCCGACAATTCCTATCCAACGGGCTACCGTGTCGGCGGCGGTGCTTGCCGGAAATGGGCGCACGCCGTTTCAAGACGCGTTCATTGCGAGAATGCAAAGCGGACATACAGGTATGTTCGAGCGCGACGGTTCAAAGCGCCTGCCTATCAGCGAGTTCATGGGACCGTCTACGGCACAGATGGCGGGAAACAGTATCGTTCTTGCCGACGTGGAGGAAAAGGCACAAGAGGTCATCAACAAGCGCGTTGAACACGAAATCACCCGCATTCTGAACGGGTACGGAGGTTGAACGCATGACACCTTTACAACTGCTTGACGCGCTGGAAGCGTTTGTGAAGCAAGAAACAAAAGACATTCTTTTACCCGTCCGGGTGGACCGCAAGAGCGGAGAGAACAAGGAACGCGCGGCGGAGGTCTACAAAATGCGCCTGCCGAACAAAACCGCGCAGACGGAGCGGGTCCCCTACCTGCTGTTGCAGTACATCAAAAGCACCGACACGCAGGAACAGGGACAGGAGCCGGAAAGCGAATGCACCGTGCGTATCGTCGCCGCCACCTATTCGGAGGACGAAAGCGAGGGCGCAATGTGCGTCTTGAACCTGCTGACGCGAATTCGTGTCGCCCTGCTGAAAGATGGCGTTGTCGGCGGGCAGTTCGTCTTGAAATCTCCACTTGAAATGATTGTGTACCCGGACAGCACAGCCCCTTACTATTTGGGCGAAATGATGACGACATGGACCATGCCGATTATCGAAAGTGAGGTTCAACAGATATGGCAGTAGAATTCAAGTCCAGCATGAGCAAAAACGAACTGCTGGAAATTGCCGCGGAACACGGCATCGAAGCCGACGACAGCATGAAGAAAAACGACATTCTAAAACTGCTGGAACAGGCACGCGCCGCAGAGGGCGCACAGGAGCCGCAGGGCGGCGCAGAAACGCCCCCGGAGGGTAACGACCCGGCGGAGGGCGACGAAGCGACACAGGAGCCGCAGGACGGCGCAGAAACGCCCCCGGAGGGTAACGACCCGGCGGAGGGCGACGAAGCGACACAGGAGCCGCAGGACGGCGAGGAAAGCACTACCGGGGACAGCGACACAGAGCCGCCCGCAGAGGACGCGCAGGAAGCCGCCCCGGAGGGCTACGGCCTGTTCGTGTATGCCGGTCCCTCCCTCCCGCACGGACGCTTGAAAGAACACGCCGTATTCAACGGTACGTTCGAGGACGTGAAAGCCTACCTTGCGGACGTGCTGGAAGACTACCCGCAGGCGGAACGTCTGATCGTTCCTGTGGAGCGGCTTTCCGCGTTTGCCGCAAAGGTCAAGACCCCCGGCAATATCGCGCACAAGTATTACAACGACATTGTTTCGACAATGCGAGGAAACAAGGAGGTATAAACGATGGCAAACTATTTTCACGGCGTTTCGACGCGTCAGAACGACACGTCGATTTCTACCCCTGTAACCGCCGATTCTGGTATTGCGTTCGTCGTCGGCGCGGCCCCCGGTCATACCGTGGGCGGCGCACCGAACGACCCTATCATGTGTCAGTCTTACGCGGAAGCCGTCGCCGCTTTGGGGTATAGCGACGATTGGGAGAAGTACCCCATTTGCGAAGCTATCTATTCGCAGTTCAAGCTGTACGGCGTGGCCCCTGTGGTGTTCGTGAACGTGCTTGACCCTGCGAAGCACAAGAAGAGCGTCGCAGAACAGAACTACCCCGTCGCAGACGGAAAAGTTCTGCTTCCCCTCGAAGCCCTGAAAAACACGGTCAAGGTGACAAGCTACACCGCCGGGACCGACTATGAACTTTTCTATGAGGGCGAAAACCTGATTCTTGAAGTTCTGGACGGCGGCAGTATTCCCGCTGAAACGGGAGAACTGACAATCACGTTCGACGCGGTGGACCCCTCCAAAATCAACGAAAACGACATTATCGGCGGTTTCGATACCAGCACGAAGAAGTATTCCGGTCTTGAACTGATCGACAAGGTTTTTCCGAAATATGGCATCGTCCCCGACCTTATCGTTGCCCCCGGCTGGTCCGACAAGTCCAATGTCGCGGCGGTTATGACCGCAAAGGCGGATGCAATCAACACCGTGTTCACGGGTGCAAAAGCCCTGATCGACGCGGACACCAACACCGTTCGCCACTACGCGGACGTTCCCGCATGGAAGAAAGCACAGAACATGAACAGCAAGGCGGAAATTCTCTGCTGGCCTATGTTCGGGCTGGGCGACCGTGCGTTTCATGCGTCCGTCCACGCCGCGGGCCTGATGGGAAAGACCGATTCGGACAACGGCGGTTGCCCGGCGGAAAGCCCGTCGAACAAGTCCTTGCAGATCGACCGCGCTATGCTTGCGGACGGAACGACTGTGCTTCTCGATCTCGCGCAGGCAAACTACCTGAACAGTAACGGTATCGTTACGGCGCTGAACTTCATTGGAAGCTATGTGCTGTGGGGCGACGAAACCGCCTGTTTCCCCGCCGATACGGACGTGAAGAACTACTTCATTTCCGTTTCCCGTATGTTCGGTTGGGTTGCCCGTTCTGTCATTCTTACTTATTGGAGCAAGATCGACAAGAAAATGACGCGCCGCCTTATCGACAGCATCGTTGATTCCGTAAACATTTGGCTGAACGGCCTTGTTTCGGAAGAAAAGCTGTTGGGCGCACGCGTGGAGTTTCTGGACGAAGAGAACAGCACGACCGCGCTTATGGCGGGCAAGGCTGTTTTCCATATCTACATGACCCCCGCAAGCCCTATGAGGGAATGCGAATTCGTCCTTGAATACGACGCGGACTATGTGACCGCGGCGCTGTCGGCGTAAGGAGGTAAAGAGCAATGAAAATCGAAAACGGCGTAACCAACTTTGCCGTATATGAGGACGCGACCGAATATTACGGCATGGCAGAAGTCACACTCCCCGAAATCACGCAGATTTCGGAAGAGGTCAAGGGCGCGGGCATCAGGTACGTTCGACGGAACGTTTGTCGGACACCTTGAAGCTATGTCCCTGACCCTGAATTTCCGTTCCGTCACTACGGACGCTATCAAGCTGGCAGAGCCGCGCAAGCACCAGCTTGATTTGCGGGCGGCACAGCAGTCTTGGGATAACAGCACGGGCCGCTATGTCCAGCAGGCCGTGAAACACGTCCTTGTCGTAAATCCCAAAAAGTTTGCCCCCGGCAAGCTGGCCCCGGCATCTTCCGCGGAAGCGTCCGGCGAATATCCCGTGACCTACTACGCAACGTACATCGACGGTAAAAAGGTTCTGGAAATCGACATTCTGAACTTTATCTACTACGTCAACGGCGTTGATTACCTCGAAGACGTGCGAAAGGCACTTGGCAAGTAAAACCCGGCGGGGCTTCCCGCTGGGTTTTATTATGCCCTTTTATGTATCTGAAAATATGAATTTCTAAATCGGAGGAATTGACAATGAGTGAGAACATCAAGAATGCCGCCGCAGAGAGCGCACAGAACGCCGCAGGCGCGGCGGAAGCTGTCACCCATGATATGACCGCGGAAGCCGTAAACGAACCCGTACAGGCTGACGCAGGCGTTTATACGCACACGTTCAAGAAGCCTTTCGAGTACGCAGGCGAAACCTATACGACCCTGACGTTTGATTTCGAGAAAATGACGGGCCGCGACATGGTTTCTATCGAAACCGAAATGCAGATGAACAATGAATACTGCCTTGCGCCGGAAGTGTCCCGGAGTTTTCAGGCGAAAATGGCGGCAAAGGCCGCGGGCATTGGTAGCGACGTTCTCGACGCTATGCCTATCAAGGACTTTAACCGCATCACCAACGCGGCAAGGAGTTTTTTAATCGACACGGGCTATTAAAAAGCCCGGCGAAGTGGTGGCGGCGGGAGTGCTTCAAGCTGGCGCAGGCAACGTATACGCCCGTCCCGTTCTGGCTTGATATGAACATGACGGAAATTACGGCGTGGATTGAGGACATAAACGCCGCCGCGAAACAGAAATAGACGAAAAGGGGTGGTGAATTTGGCTGGACGAAAAGAATATGAACTGCTTTTCAAACTGCAAGCGGCTTTGGGCGGCAACTTCAACACGGTTTTTCAAAGCGCGTTGAACACCACGAAGCAAATGCAGAACAGCCTAACGAAGCTAAATTCCATCACCGGGAAAATCGACGCTTACAAAAAACAGGAAGCCGCCCTTGAATCGAACCGTCAAAAGCTGGAACGCCTGACCGCAGAGCATGACAAACTCCAACGGGAAATGAGCGAAACCGCCGCCCCGTCGGAAGAACTGCGGCAGAAGATGGCGAAGAATGAAAAGCAGATCGCCGCGACAACTGCGAAAATCGAAGCGCAGGAACAGCGGTTGCAGACGCTTGGTTCCGAACTGTCCGCCGCAGGCGTGAACACGGCGAATTTGAGCGCGGAGAATGAACGGCTTGCAAAGACCTATGACAAGGTAAAGAAAAGTCAAGAGGAATTGGCAAAGGTAAGCGCCGCCCTTGAACAGAACAACGCGGCAATCTCCCAAACGAAGACCCAGCTTGCGGGAACGCTTGGAACCCTTGCCGCGCTGGGCGGCGCTATCTATGCCGGACCCGTGAAAAAGGCTGCTGAATTTGAAGCCCAAATGTCAACCGTCAAGGCCATTTCCAACGCATCGGCGGACGACATGAAGCGGCTTTCAGAGGAAGCGAAGCACATGGGCGCGACAACGCAGTTCACCGCAGTTGAAGCCGGAAAAGCCCTTGAATATATGGCTATGGCGGGTTGGAAGACCGACCAAATGTTGGGCGGCTTGCCCGGCATTATGAACCTTGCCGCCGCGTCCGGCGAAGACTTGGGGCAGGTTTCCGACATTGTAACGGACGCACTGACAGCGTTCAACATGACAGCAGACCAGTCCGGGCGCTTTGCGGACGTACTCGCGCAGGCATCTTCCAACGCGAACACCAATGTTTCCATGATGGGCGCGACGTTCCAGAAAGTAGCGCCCGTGGCGGGCGCGTTGGGCTACTCTGTGGAAGATATGTCGCTTGGAATCGGTTTGATGGCGAATGCGTCCATCAAGGCAGAAGTCGCAGGCACAAGCCTAAAGACGGCCCTTGCGAACATGGCAAAGCCCACAAAGCAAATGCAAGCCTACATGGACAAGTACGGAATCAGCCTGACAAATGCGGACGGAAGCATGAAGACGTTCCGCGGGGTCATCGACAATCTGCGGTCCAGTTTGGGCGGGCTTTCCGAATCCGAACAGGTGGCGGCGGCTACCGCCATTTTCGGCAAAGAGTCTTTCGCGGGTATGCTTGCTATCGTAAACGCAAGTGACGCTGACTTCAAGAAGCTGTCCGATTCGGTCAACAACGCCGCAGGCGCGGCGGAGCGCATGGCACAAATCAAACTGGACAATTTCGAGGGTAAAGTTACCCTGCTGAAATCCGCATTTGAGGGCCTGCAAATCGCGCTGGGCGACGCGCTGTTACCGACATTCACGCAGGGAGCAGAGAAAGCCGCCGAACTGATTTCCAAACTGACGGAATTTATCAACGCAAACCCGGAACTTGTGCGGACCATCGTAAAGGTGACGGCGGGGCTGTTGGCATTCAA